CCCCATAGGTTGTCGTATGTTCCGAATAAATATGATTATGGTTAGTTAATGAAATATTATTATTATATATATGGGGGTCATTTTGCGCTATCTCGTTTTCCGGCAATTCTAGAAGAGATTTAATCTAGAATTGGTGTGCGTAGCCCGTAGTCTTTGGTGAGAATCTTAGAGACTAAGGGGTCATATGTGGTGGTGCCGAACCCCTGGATATGTGAATGTATCGTAAGAGTGTCAATTTCTTCAGGAGTTGCGCGGTATCTGCGGAAGAGATTGTCATTACTGTATGAATGCACCTTACCAGTGTGTAAATTGTTTCTTTGCGCATTAGAAACAATAGTAACGACACTGGATTTGCCTGGGTTTAATGTAGATATTATAGTATTGTCGATAGTACATGTAAGGCCGTTCATGAGTTGTGATTGAAATGTTGTGGCCCGCTCGTGAATAGGGGTTTTCCTCCGTCCGGGGAGATCGCGTCTGCAAACTCCCGAGGCACGGTATATAACGCCAAGATTCATGACAGGTTGGTACTCATTATGACATGTGCAAAGGACAGGGTTCGCCTTCAAGAAGGTGATGTCCTCGGGTATGAGGTTTTCTTCTATGGTGGTGATATATCCGAGTTCCTCACAGGATTTTTGTATACTATCTATTGTTATGTGTAATATTTTCCTTATATTTAAAAAACACGCCATCCAGGCAAACGTGTTCATTAATGTGGTTATGGTTATCCCTGATTGTAAATACAATTCAGTGGGGTGTATTATTATGGGAGGTTCTTTCATTTCTTTATGCGGAGAGTCAATGCGTATAGGTGATCGGATTTGGCCAAGTAGTGCTTTCTTATACTCTTTTGGGACACGAAAAGTGTTGAACATTTCCTCAAAAATGGGAGTAGTATGTGAAGAATCACAGCTACTAAAATCCAAATTGAAGGAACGCCATTTCCCATTGTCATTATAAGCTATGCAGGCGTCATCAGAGAAAGCGATCAAAACCACACGGTAGAGTGAGGATTCTCGTAAAAGATTAAATGCATATTTAAGTTTATCTGGGGAAGGCTGTGTAACAAAATGAAACAAACTATCATCGATTATAAGGTCGCGATCACCAAAATTTTTCTTACAGTGTTCAGCTATCTCTGCCCCTTGCAGAGAAGCGGAAACACCGAGGTCAACTACGATGCGACCGATCTTGCCGATTTTAGCATATTCATCAAGTTTTAACTTCCACACGCAACCATTAAGCCAAGAAATCTTGACATAATCACGTGTAACGTCGAGGACTTTATAATCCTCTTGTCTCATTTTCTTTTTAATGTGGTCTTTAGTAACGAGAAGTTTAACCGAAGTGTCCATATCTACTTCGTAAACTTCGATCAGAATGTTCTGCTCTAAAAATTTCCGAACCTCATTTTTATTTTTATATAGATAGTATCGCTGCTTTTGCCGCAAAAGGCGGTCATAACCTTTTCGTTCAGGTTCGCGCAGTGACAAATGGCGCATCAGCGCCTGGGATAGATTATCAACTGAATTCTTGAGTATGATCCCATTATGAGCATAGTTCCACCCATATAAGGTTCTATAGGTGATCCTTTTCTCATTCTCGTCCTTCTTAAAATTCAAAATACATTTTTCGAAATCAATCCTGGTGTCTTTGGATTTGAATCGTTCATTAAATTGGTAGGGCTTGGCGATGTGGCGATCGCTAGCTCTCAAAAGCGTCAAACCGGTGAAGTGAACCCCTACTTGCTTTTCTGGGTGCTCGGTGATGGTTGAAAATCCTGACCAATAGTATTAGCCTCCTGAAGGAGTAGCTTGGTTGTCGAGGATACGCTGTATTTCGGATTGCCGAGAGCAGCTTTGGAATTAAGAATTGTAGCGATGTTAGTAAGATGCATAATCGTGTTGATAGTAATATCATAGCGGTTAAGCCGGGTGTAGGTATACATCTTGTATGCTCGAACCTGCGTTAATATTCGTGGAACGAACCATTGGCTAACGGTGCCAGTCATATTGCCGACAGAAAGATCTAAGTCAGCTTGCAACTTATCTAATAAATGTGGGTAAATGGGCAAATCAGAAAAACTGGTATATGTGCCGGCGAGTAAGTCAATTTTATCGTCGTGACGTGACTTATATTCTGGGAGGAACCAAGATGAGATTCCAACGGGGGTATTTACAGAACAAGTATGTGTCCATAACTCTTTGTCTACTAGAGAATCACCAGGATCAATAGGAGTGGAGTTATTAGTAACATAGGACCAACGTGCGATGAACCCGGAAATAAAGTCCGTCGACGCGCTTCCAAAGAGTTTCTCCTCAAGGGTGCTATGCTTGTTGACATAAACTCTACGAATCTCCGTTCTATATGCGTCAGTGGGAGCACGATCGGGTTCAATAGGTATAGATATTGGCCCAAGGAGCGGACCAGGAGTTGACTGTATTTCTACTTCCGTTTCGGAGAGTTCCGATACATCATCTGTAACATCGTCGTTGGGGTTTTGGGCACTCAACGATGCTACTTTTGGTGCAGATGTGATGGTGGTGGCATCATCAGTCCATTTGTGAGGTTTATGATTGAGGACCTCGTGTGCGGGCGGTGCGTCGGGGGCTTTCATGGTATTGGTGGGAGTGGAATCCTCTACTTGTGTAGGTACTTCGTTTAGTTCCTCTTCCTCAATTTCCTTCATGATGTCTGCTAGAATAGCAGCGTCCTCTTCTTGGCGCGCTATAGCCGCTTGGAGCAAGTTATGCGTTTGATCACCCTGAGCAGGGGAGCCGTTATTTCCTCGCCGCCAATCTCCTTCCTGCGGGTGATAGTGTGCGAAGGTGGGATACATGGAGAGACAGTCAGCAGTGGTGCTCTCACACAACCAGATCTTTTTACAAATGACTACTTTGTTCTTATCGGCTATTCTTTTTTGTGCGGGGTGCATGGGACGGGGCTCGCCAGGAGCCGCATGCCAATGGGTGCGATAGAGTGTGGCACAATTATTCTTGTTGCATGGTGTAAAACTCCCTTCCAAATTTGTGGGATTATCGACGTCGTCAGTCCCGGTGTATTCTCCGTGTGAGCCGTTAATTTGTGCGGATATCTCGTCCATTCTTTGGACTTCATGGGCGCTATTCCACATAGGAAAGTCGCGGATAAGAGGCATGGAGCGGGGGAACTCATAATGGCCATCAAACTCATAATCGATTGAGCGTAAATTAGAGACATGCCAATAATAATGTGATTTAAAACTTGAGTACAGTTCCTCGAAGTAATAATCATCCGAACCAAAATAATTTTCAGCTAGCTTCTCTGATGGGGAAAAATAAGTGTCTATCTCTTCGATGAAAAGGCTTTCCACAACTTCTGTGCTAGTGTAGGTCATACTCATGGGTCCGTATTCTGTCTCGATAAATGTTCTACCGAGAGGCTGACTCCTGGTTATGAGCCGGTCGCTATGTTTGAGCCCTTTATGGAATTCAGTCTGTAGACGCGTTACGGCGAGTTTAGTGTTACGGCGGTCATTTTCTTCTTCTTCTTCATTGTCATAGCCTTGCGGTTCATCGAATTCTTGGTCATTATAGTCTGAAGCACGACTCCCAAAGGCAATGCCGTCTTTCACTTTGTAATCGGTGATGAGTAGTTGATATCGCTCACGAACTGATTTAACCCCTATGTCAGCTGGAGGTCGAGCGTAGGTGCGTTTGAAATCGCGCATGATTTTAAATGGATTAACTGCTAATCCTTCATTCTCCTTCCCGAATTCGGAGAATTTTCTATGGCGCGCTGAGGTATATCTAACTTTATACCACGCCCTGAAGTCGTCATAGTGAACACCCGTGTGTTCCCCTAATCGTTTCTTCAAAATCTTTGACCCTAGCATGGGATCGAAATGTGCGTCATACAACTCACTCAAAGCATCATGCTCGAGTGGGTACAACAAAAATCCTCTGTTCTGCTTGCGTGATGTAGAGGTATAGGGTGGTTTGACCTTTCTTTCCACTCGATAGTCACGTTCACCATCACGCTGTTCTGATTTACGATACTGAAATTTTGACATTAAGTCAGCCTCTCGTTGCTCTCTAACGGCCTTTTGACCTTCGGAAGTACGGACGTAGGAAGACTGTTTGTTGGACTTGTTGTTCTTCTTTGTAGGCATACTAATCACAGAGGGGCCCCTAATTATAGGAGCGCATTACTGCACAAACAGGGGTTTTATCTAAACCCAAGTAAAACTCTTTTAAAAACGATAGTTTATTGTCATTTCGGACAAAAACGGGATAAGTAAAAATGGTCACGATAAAACGGCCTTAGAGAAAGGCTTATATACAATATATACATGATCATGAAGGTATGGGGCTATTGGGTTTACATCAGTTTACTGGCGAAAGACAGACCTTTGTCTATCCATTGAAAAATCTCCGCGACGTTGGACGTGAGTTTCAACGCGGTTTCAACGTCTATGGCACTGCCCCGAACAGAGCGGTCAGCGGACTCAGATGGAACTAAAAGGGAAACACCAGTCACACCTGTAACGGGAGCTCCCTCTACATGATAGATAGTTTCAACATTAAGCTCAGCAGAACCGGAACTGGGGAGACCGATAATTTTAATAACAATAGCACACGCGCCATTCATCCGGGTTGTATCCTTGTTACCAGTGTCAGCGGTAGTAATGGCACCTGTTGAACTAATGAAACTAATGTCGTCAGATTCAGTTATGTTGAGGGTGGCAGTTGTGTAAGCATTGGCGGTGGTGGTTCCTTTAAAGTCGAATGCAGTTGGAGAGACAAATCGACCGGTGATCATAAGATCTCCGTGTAGTAAGTCTTGAATGGCGATTTCTTGGGCGAATGGCAAGTTTAATATGTCGACGGAAGTCAAGTCGGTTCCAAACATTTGGGTGCTCAAATTTTGCACATTGGCTAAATTTGGAGCTACTTGGAGCGTGCCGGTGGCATTGTTGAAGAAACCAATGTTAGGAACCTCACCAGTAACAGGGATCATGGCAATTTGAATGCGCCCTGTAGCATTAAGCTCAGGTTGCAAATTTGACAATTTGACCCCATAGGAGACAAGTCTCCAGGAGGCCAACTCACTGGTGAGACTAGCGATGGTGGTGGCTCCATAAGCTCCGTATCCTATTGAGGTGGTACTACCGTTAAGTTGAGTCATGCCTGTTCCTATGGTTTCGCCTCCGGCTGTGTTTTGCATCCTCTGAAGATCCATATGGCTAAGCAAGGGAGAGGGGAGGAAGACATGGGTATGGACTAA